ATCGTAGAGCGCGGAGGTTACGAGGATGATTGATAACTTTTGGTTGTTCGTGCTCGTGGTCTCCGTGGTCACGCTCTGGGTCGCAAATGACTTGGTAGACCGTTAATCGCGGATGATGATTGAATTGAACCGAGAGGGCTCGGGGAGCTCGTGTCTCGCGCTGATCGCGTCGAGCGTCTCATCATCGTCGTCCTCCTCCTCGCCGTCCTCGGGGGGGTTGAGGAGTCGGTCGATGATGTCCTCGAGTTCGGGGTCCGTGGGGGGTGCGACACGTTGGGGGGGTTGGGCGTCGAGTCGTCTGCGGATCATGGGATCACCTCACTTTGCTTTTGGATACACAGACACACATTAACACAGAAAGGGGACACGATGTCCCAACAGACAGCAGAACTTAAGCGCGCGCTCTACGCTCAACTTGTGGAGGGTTGCGAGTGTGATGAGCTCAGAGAGCGCGCGTTCGCGCTCTACGTGGAGGTCTCGCGGATCCTTGACGCGCAGCGCGCGGACCCCGTGACGAAGACGCGCGCGCGCTTCTTGAAGGAGTTCGACGATGCACAAGGATGATCGACGCGATCGGCGGCGCGCTTATCAACGTGAGTATCATCGACGCAAGCGCGCAGAGGAGACCCCAGAACAGCGTGAAGCGCGTCTCGAGGAAGAGAGAGCCTATCAACGGCTCTTGCGAGCCAACGAGACGGAAGAGGAGCGCGAGGCGCGGTTGTCGGGGGGCAGGGACGCGCGCCGCGAGTATATGCGACGACGCCGCGCAGAAGAGACACCCGAGCAACGAGAGAAGCGGCTCGCGTATCAACGCGCGTATAATCGTCGAAGACGAAAGGAGCTCCGCGAGGCGGAGCCCCCCGAGAAACGGGAGAAGCGACTTACGAACAATCGGGAGTATCTGCGACGACGCCGCGCAGAAGAGACGGCGGAGGAGCGGGAGAAGCGGCTCGCGTATCAACGCGAACACAACCGAAAACGGCGGGAGAAGCTCCTCGCGAACGAGACACCAGAGCAACGAGAGGAGCGACTCGCGAGGAGGCGAGAGTACTTGCGGACGTGGCGCGCGGCGGAAACCCCTGAGCGACGGGAGACACGACTCGCGAAGATGCGCGACTACAGCCGCGCATGGTATCGGAGGTCGATCGATGACTAAGACCCCCGAGCATCGTCTCGCGTATTATCGCGAGTATCAGCGACGAAGACGCGCCAACGAGACGCCCGAAGAGAGAGAGCAACGCCTCGCGGATCATCGGGAGTATATGCGCCTGATGAAGGCAGCGGAGACTCCAGAAGAGCGAGAGCGACGCCTCGCGTATCACCGCGAGTATCAGAAGAGACGACGTGAGAACTCTACGCCCGAAGAGCGCCGAGAGCGGTCACGTCGACAGAGTGAAGCGCGTCGACGGTATGTTGAGAGATTGACGCGTGAAGAGCGCGCGGTGCTCCGTGTACGTCGTCGCTTAGCGCGCGGCGATCAGCGCCGCCGCGAAACGCCCGAGGAGCGCGAAGCGCGTCTCTCGAAACAGCGTGAGCGCTGGCGCGCGAAGATGGACAGGGAGACGGAGGAGAAGCGGGAGAAGCGGCTCGCGTATCAACGCGAGTATCAAAGGGAGTACCGCGCGAGGAAGAAGAAGAAGCGCCGCCGTCCGCGTCCGCGTTAGCGTTAGCGCTCCCCCCTCGGCTCACCTCGTACCGAGGGGGAGAGTCATCGGGTTACGTGAGACTCTAGCACCTTTTGAGCGCCGAGTGAAATGAGCGAAGCGGCGAGCGCGGTGCGTCCGCGTCCCTCTTTCTGCGCGAGTGCGTCGACGAGATCGATGAGCCAATCCGGCGCGCGGACTCTTTGTCCCTCTTTGCTGAGCTCTTTGAATCGGAGCTCCGAGCCCGACGCGACCGCGTCAACCCCGAAGTAGAGGAGCGCTCGGAGCGCTGCGCTTCGGTTGAGGTTATGCACCTTGAAGCTCCACGAGTCGAGGAGCAGAGAGACGGCGGTCTCGATGTCTCGAGTCTCTTCGGTTTCAAGCTTTACGTTGAGCTTCGTCTTCATCGCGCTCTCCTTGCGAGCGCAGAGAGCGCGCGGATGGCGAGCCGCGCGAGCGTAAAGGGGTTCAGCGGCGCGGATACGATCTCGAGGACCTCGAGCGCGTCGAGCGCTTGTCCTTCGATCTCGGTGACGTTGCCCTCCGTGCTCGGGGTCGGGTCTGCGCTCACGCGGAGGTCGTCATCGGTGAGCGGAGTGATGTCGTATTCAGTGGGGTAGAGGTCATTATATGACATGGTTCAATGTTCCTTGTGTGTGTGTTACTCGGAGACGAGGAGTGATCCGAGCGCGCTCAAGAGGTGAGCGAGTATCCAGAGAACGACGGGGCTTAGAAAGATTGCGAGCGGGATGATGATCATCGGTACAGCGCCTCCTTGAGGACGGCGCGGATCTCGATGCGCACCCACTTAGGGAGCTCGTCGAAATCGCGATCCGCGCCGTTCTCGGTGTCGCCGTAGATCGTGCGCTTAGCCTCTTTGTCCGCGTAGTCCACGATCTTGTAAACGAAGACCTCGGGGTCTTCCGTGGTCTTGATCGCGTCGAGCGCGAGGTCGATGTAATCAAGGGAGAAGTAATCGCAGTATTCTCCGCCGTCTCCCGCGACGTAGATCTCATATGTTGTTTGTTGCTTGCTCATTGCGAGCCTTTCGTGTCTGGTTGTGTGTGTGTGTTTCGTTGGCCCCCTTGCCAACCCGTCAACCGGATACAGTCGTATCACACATTGAGCACACGTCAACACTTTTTTACGTGGAAACTTAGCTCGTAGAGCCTAAGTACTTATAAACAACAACCTTTGAGGACAAGGAAATCCATGAAGCAGAACGTAGAACACCCGAGTCACTATCGAGGAGACGGAAAGCATGAAGCGATCGACGTAATCCGAGAATGGGGGCTCAACTTCAATCTAGGAAACGTCGTTAAATACGTATGTAGAGCGGGTTTGAAGTCCGAAGAGACGACGCTCGAGGACCTCGAGAAAGCGGCTTTCTACCTGCGCGCGGAGATCGCGCACCTTCAGGGCTCCTCTGATGAGGGCAACCATTGAGCGACGGTGTCTTTTAGCTCGGTGAGCTCGGGGTCGCGTCGCTGTACGTCGTGCGCGAGTATGCTGAGTCTCTCGATGATTGAAAATTGCAGGTCCGCGAGTTGGTCGCGGTGAAGCTGTAACTGGATTTGAGCGTCTCGGAGTCGTGCGATCAGGGCTTCGCGGTCTGCGTTCGCTTTCGCGAGCTTCTCGCGGAGGTCTTCGACTTCCGAGGGATCGCGACCGCTCGCGATCGCCATCATACTTGAGATCGAGCCCGTGATTACTCCGAGAATCCCGATCAACACGTCTCGATTCTGCTCTACGATTTGCACATGAGCGAGGAAGACAACGAGCCCGACGACCACGAGGAGGAAGACAACCGCGAACCACCAACCCCGCTTCGCTTTACTCGCGTCTAAGTCGGATTGATCAACCATGAGAAAGCCTCCTTGATCGCTTCAACGGCGATCACGATGACGTCGAACCACGCGAGCGACTCAAGGCCCCATAGTTCGCGCGCGTCTCGATTCGAGAGAAAAGGATACAGTAACACGAAGAGATAGATTACGGAGACGATGGCCCCGCGAATCACGAACCATTGACACCACTCAAGGAAGCGTCGATGTCTCGCGTGACTCTTAACCCGTTTTGAGCCCCCGATGCGCTTCGCTTTCGCGTTTCCTTGTGGGGGTTGGAGCGCCTCAATCTTTGAGCCTACGGCGTAGAGCGCGACGGGCTCGGAGACGCCCTTGAATCGATACAACCCGACACACGCAAACCGCGTTCCTTTGGGGGTTGTGGGGTTCTGCTTGCCCCTGATGCGATCGAGCGCCGCTTGAGTGAGGAGCACTTGACCCGCGTTACAGACGCTCATTGTCCTCGCGGCGATGTTCTTCGCGATCCCCTCGAGCTCGACGCGCTTCGCGCCGACGGCGACATCAAGCTCGTTTTGTTGCACCTCGACGACCGTTCCCCAGTGAATCCCGATCCGCGCGCCGAGTCTCGTCTTCAGCGGGATCTCGGCTTGATAGTATAAGGCCCAGTTGAGCGCGTCGATCGGACGATCGAAAGACAGCAGAAACCCGTCAGATCGATCAATCTCGCGACCTTGGAAGCGATACAACAAAGACCTAGCTAAGCGGTCGTGATACTGTAACC